TTTCTGGCGGTAATGGCGCCAGCAGGGTTCGGGGATAATTATCCCATACCGTCGGGCCGGTACCGGACGTGACAGGCTGCTGTACCGGCTTCATTAACCCGTCCGTCCCGAACAGTCCGCCGCTGTTCTCCGGGGTCAGATACTTATCGAGGGTGGTGTTGAATGTCTCCTCGTCATCACGGAAAAAGCCCCGCGTATCCCGGTAGGATTTTTTCACATCGTCAGGCAGGTCCGGCTTTTCCTTCAGCTGCTGTTCAAACCATTCTCCCTGGCCGTTTCGCTGCGCCGTCATCCGGGCGATATCGACCGAGCCGGTCATGGCCAGCGATTTGAGCACGTCCCGCTGATCGCTTTGCTCATCCGGCAGCAGCCAGGCCAGTTTTTTCGCCAGCGCGTACGCCACTTTCCCGACAAAAAATATGCCCTGCCCGAACGTCAGCACGCCGGGATAAAGGTCATTACGCAGAAAACTGACAATGCGCTTGATCCCGCCGCCTTTAAACCACTCTGCCATATCGTCCGTCAGACGACGGATATCCGGAGCCAGTTCGTTCCCCAGCTGACCGGAGATTTCCGCCAGAGCGGAGGTGAAGACGGTACGCAGGTTCGTGACGGCGCGGTTGCCCGCCATCGCCCCTTCTGCGCCCTCTTTCGTGACGAGGTTATAGCGCCGTTGCTCATCCATCAGGTCACGGTAACTTTTGCCGGACTGCTTCAGCAGCATCAGCAGTTTGCTGGCCTCGCCGCCAAACAGCGAATCCAGTGCAAAGGAGGCTTTCGACTCATCCTGCAGGCTGAGCGCACGCTCAACAATTTTTTCGAACTGCGCCATATCGCTGAGCCCGGCTAAATCCCCCGCCTTAAATCCCAGCGTTTCAAACGCATCCTGCAGCGAGCCCTGCTTGCCGTTCTGCTTGTACTCACCCGCCTTGTGCAAATACTCCTCAAACAGATCGCCGATGTTCTCCCCGTTCATGTCGTACTGTTTCGCGAGGGTGTCCCAGGCATCAAACGTCGGGATATCGACGCCATAGCTTTTTGCCACGCCAGCGCGTCGGGCCGTTTCTTCGTTGGTTGCCGCCGGAGCAATCAGGGTGCCCAGGGCGGAAGCCACCACACCACCACCGCCAATCGCCAGCCCGGGCGCCACCATACCGCCCAGCTGTCCGGCCATACCGAGCCCACGGCGAAACAGCCCCTTCCCTGCCCCCTTAAATGCAGCCAGTCGCTGCGCCTTCTGCATCTGCTGATTCAGCTTCTGCTGCTCGGCCTCCGTTTTGCGGATTTCACGGGATACATCGCTGTAACGCCGTTTAAGATCGCCAAGACTCTGTCCGGCGAGCTTTGCCCGCTTGATTTCCGCCGCCAGCTTAGTCTGGTCTTTCGTCAGCTTTTCTGACTGCTTCCCGACGTCCTTCAGGCTCTTTTGCAGACCGTTCGCTGAACGATTCCAGGAGCTGTCGATACTGCCGCCAAAGGTAATGACGGCCTTAAGGTTCTGGCTTAATCCGGCCACGATTTACCGCCTCCACTTCGTCGGTGAGAAAATCAGAAAACACGCTGAACGGCATATCCAGGTATTCCGTCATGGGAAAATGCAGGCGCCGCCCCAGAAAACGCATCGCCCGGATCAGTCCTCTTTCGGTCGCTTCTCGGGCGGGAGCATAAAAACGTTAAACGCGTCCAGCAGCTGTGCATAATCCGCCGCCGTCAGTTGCCAGATATCCTGCTCACTGAGGTTGCACAGCAGAGCAATCATGCGCGCTTCTTTTTCTTCTTCGCTGCCGCGGTCCTTGGAAAAGGCGATACGGTCACGCACCAGCGGTTCACGCAGCGTCACCTGGTTGAGCGCGCTGCCATTTTCAAGCGTGACGGGGGAATACAGTTTGATAACGCGGGTTTCACCAGGAAAAGACATGTTTATCTCCATAAAAAAACGGCCCGCAGGCCGTTGTAAGAATGTTTGAAATTAAAGCCGTACTTTCGCCGCCAGGCCGGAAAGAACATCCACGCCATTCACCCGCCGCGCGAAGCGCTCGGTATCGATGGCAAAGAGCTCGCGGCCGTCTTTGGTCTGGCGGTAATAGCTCACGGCGATATCTACCGTGACAGCATTTTCCGACAGGCTGTCCTTGCCCCGCGCATCCGGGGTGACGGTCTGCACAAAGCCCTCGATCTCCTCGATGGTACCCAGCGCGGTACCGTTCGCCAGATAGCCCTGATACGCCGTAAAACGCGGACGGCTGCCGCTGACAAAACCGAAGGCGGTCAGCATGTCCACGTCCACCCCGTAGAATTTCAGCTGACAGGTCATTGCCTCCATGCCGTCATCCACGGGAGAGGGAGCATCCTGCGCGCCGGTGCGCAGATCGGTTTTGACAATGGACAGAGCCGGCGGCGTAAATTCATGTGCGCCCTGAACACGGACCCCCTGCCGGAAGAAGGTCCAGACGCGTAGTGTGTTTTTTTCGCTCATGCTGCCAGCATCTCCTCAAGCGCATAGTTGTTATTCACCCGGACGCGCAGGCTGATAAGCTCAGTCGGCGATTTCGGTCCAAAGTCATAGTTGATGTACAGCACGCCCGCCGCCATGCTCTCAGCGGTATTAAGCTCCTCATCCAGCCAGGCGCGGCCACCGAAAATGGCACCGAGTCCGACCAGCTGGCGCATGTAGGCGTTGATCGTGCCGATAATGTCGTCGGCGTTCTCCCGGTCAAGCGGACGGTCAACGTATTCCAGCATCGTTTCCTGAATACTGTCCTCGATGACGTCGGCGGTACGGCGAACCGATTCGAAGCGCCACTGGGGGTCGGTACCACACAGACGGTTGCCCCAGTGCTTGAACCCGGCCCGGCGGATGATGGTGGAGACGTTCTGCATGTTAAGCAGGTTGGCGTCGCAGTTTTCATCGCCGAGAATGAACTCGTCGATCTGCTCCACGCCGAGGATATTGTTAATGTCCTGGTTGGACTTACTCCACCACCAACCCTTCTCAAAGTCGATACGGGCACGCAGCCCAGCCGCAAAGGCAGAATACGGGCGGTAAACCAGCTGACCGTCAGCGTTGCTGACCTGAACGCGCGGGCGCAGCAGTTCAGTACGCATGCCGTAGGACTGACGACGCTGAACCACTTCCTGCAGGGTGGCGCCGGATTCACAGTCTACATACGCCACTGCGCGTAGCTTGCCGGCAACGGTCTCCAGTGCCTTGCCCACGGCGTCATCCTCACTGAAGCCAGGCGCAATGACGATACGGGGCTGGTACGTCGTCACCGATTTTGCAGATGACAGCGAGCCGATCCCAGCCAGCACCGCCGCACGCTGTTTTGCTTCGTCAGTTTCTTCCGACACACGAACCACCACCGTCAGGGCATTTCGCTGGTCGTTGATTTCGGTGAGCGCCTGTTTAAGCGTGCCCTTATCACCCAGGCGGGAAAGCATCGTGGTACCGACAATCGCCACCGGCGTATTCAGCGGGAACGGCTCATCCTCTCCACCGGACAGCTGCAGGCTGAACGGCGTGACAATACCGCTGCCGCTACCCTTAGCCGTCATCTTCACATCCGCCACCGCGTCGACGGCAGCAGCAACGTCTGCAGGGGTTGCCGTCAGCTTGCCGGTTTCATCACAACCCAGCGTGATGGTAAGCATTAACGCCGTTGCGTCCCATACAGCCGTCGTCTCCACCTCGGCGGGATTTTCTCCATCAGGAACACCGGCAACCGCCTCAACCGACAGGACATTGCCTGCCCTGCCGGCGATCGTCGCGGCAAACTCCACAACGTTATCCAGAATAGGCGTCCCGACGGTACCCGCTGCCGGTGTTCCGGCTGAGGCATCCGGCGCGGTACCCACCAGGCCGATAATGGCCGTCTGGATCGTCGTGACCGCGACCGTACCGGATGTCAGTTCGATCGTTTCCACACCATGTAAATTCGCCATTCATTTTCTCCAGGCATAAAAAAACCTGCGCAAGCAGGTCACATTTTCTGATTGGGGGGATTCGTGGTACCACCGCCGTCACCATTTTCTTTATGGTCATGGCCGTTGTAGGTTTCGCGGATCCCACTCATTTTCCCGGTACCGTCTGAAATCTCCTGGGTTGCACCGATATTTCCGGCCACGTTTGTGTCGGCATTAATTTGCGTAACGCCCTGCACGGTCAGGGTATCGGTAATTTCCACCGGACCGTCCAGCGTGCCTTTTCCGATGATTTTGTAGCTCCCACCCTCCGCCAGGGTGATGGTCAGGGCATGCGCGGCACGGTCATAGCGGATCTCGGTACCGTCGCCGTAGCGGGTGATATGCTCGCTGTCGCTGCCCTCCGGCACCGGCAGACCGCCGGTATTCCAGCCGGGAAACACCCGGCCATTATTCAGCTCGCCCGCCTCCGACAGTACCGTGACCGCATCACCGACCGCATACGGATTGGAGTCAGCCCGGTTAGTCCCCGAAAAGCCCTGGCAGAGCGGCAGCCAGGTAGTGGTGATGTCGCCCAGGTCCACCCGGCATTTCGGAATACCGTCATGCTTAACGGAATGAATAACCCCGCGCCGGACAATGTTTGCCAGGCGGCGCTGTAAATCGCCTTCAATATCACTCATCGGGTTTCGCCTCGTAAATCAGCTGATAATCGTCCACATGTGCCCGGCCGATATCCGGCGCCTTACCGAGCCAGACGGCATTCAGCGGGGCATTGATCTGCGCAAACGGATCCGCACCGAAGGCTGCTGACTGTGTGAAGGAAATACGCCAGACCAGATAATCATCCATGCGCGGATCAAACTCATCGCGTGATGCATCGATAAACACGGCAGGCTCCAGACTGGTCAGGCCGAACAGCTGGCCATCAATCCACTGGGTGATATCTGCGGCCGCCGTGCGCAGGAAAATTTCCGGCCGGCTGACACCCGCGCCGGCCGCATCCACCACCACGAACAAATCGCAGGACAGATTAACGTTGAGCTGCCCCTCGTTGCCGCCGCCCTGCTCCCAGCCGTTAATG